AGACGGAGATACTATAGATGTTTACATTGATCTTGGGTTTGATATCCATTACCGTAGCCGAGTCCGCCTCGCTGGGATTAACGCTCCAGAAAGTCGAACTAGAAATCTTGAAGAGAAGAAACTAGGTTTAGCCGCTAAAGAATATGTAGAGCAGTGGCTTTCTAAGCGCGGTCCGGATTTCATTATTCGTACAACCAAAGTAGAAAAAGGTAAATACGGTAGAGTTCTAGGAACTATTATGGACATGAAAGAAGAGCAGTGTTTAAATACTGATTTAGTTGACGTTGGTTTAGCTAGAGTGTATGATGGTACAGGAAACAAAACCTGGACCGAGTTCAAGGAGAACTAATGCAGACATTCTTACCCTATCCTGATTTCACCGAATCAGTTAAGGTGTTAGATTATAGAAGACTAGGTAAGCAGCGAGTGGAGACATATCAGGTGCTGAATATTCTTCTAGAAAGAACTGAAACCAAAGGATGGAGAAATCATCCTGTTACGCTAATGTGGACTGGTTACGAAAGCGCATTGCAGATGTATCAGAATGTGACTATCCAAGAATGGATTGATAGAGGATATAATAATAATATGTCCTTTGAAGAATTTGACACTGATGACCTGGTTATGCCAGAATGGTTGGGTCATGAGCAGTTCCATCAGTCCCATAGGTCAAATCTTTTACGTAAAGACTTTGAGTATTACTCCGAGTTTTTTGATGAACCCGATGACCTTCCCTATTATTGGCCGGTGACAGCAAATGTCTCTTAAGGTTTTTTTGTCAGGAGCAGTTGAAGGCGTTGGCGATTATGCGCTAGACTGGCGTCAGACTGCGACAAAGCATCTTGAGTTAAGAGGCTATACTGTGGTTGACCCAACTTTGGTTAGGGATCCTGATTGTGAAACTCCTCAAGAAATCGTTGAGAAGAACTTGTTTATGCAGAAGAGATCTGATATACTTCTCGTAGAATACATGATTCCAGACCGTCAATACATAGGAACAGATTTCGAAATGGCTTGGGCAAAAGCTAACGGACAACCAGTAATTGTTTTTGCTTCTCCCCAAGCAGCAGATCGCGTATACTTAAAGTATATGGCAACAAAGCTTGCATCATCGATGCGAGATGCGATAGAATATATCGTGATTAATTATCCAACAAATTAACCAGAAAGGTTGACAATGTCCAACAACAAATTCAAGTACTTTACAGTTACAACAACTTCAATTGTAAAGGCACCAAACAAGACTATGGCTGAGAAGATTGCTCTTAGCAGCCGTGGTAAGGCCGCTGGTGCGCTTGGTGAGCTCCTCTACAAGGATGTTGAGGTAGATAGAATTAGCTCTGTCGAAGCTCATGGCCAGTTGTCTGACTGAGTTGTTATAGACCATATTGAGACATTAGCGGGGGGAGGGTTTTGCCCTCCCCCTTCTAATTTTAAGGAGTATTATGATTTACGCTCAAATGATTGGCAGAAATGAGTCAAACAGATTTTTAGATCGTGTATTAGAAAGAATTTCATCTCAGGTAGATAGAGTTATTTTTACTGATGATTGTTCAGATGATGACACCGCAGAAGTCGCATCAAAGTATGCTGAAGTTTTCACTAGCCCAGAGCCAATGTTTACTCAGCATGAAGGGAGACTAAGAGCGCTAGCATGGAATAATCTTGAGAAGTTTGCTAAAGAAGGAGATTGGGTTATAGCAATAGATTGCGATGAGGAACTCTACCATGTAGATAACTTAAACGTAAGAGACGTTCTTGCTCAGTCTGAAAAAGATGTTGTTAATGTTCGGTTCTATCACATGTGGAATGAAACGCAGTATAGAGTCGATAAGCTGTGGGCTCCTACAAATAGTTCTAGAATATTTAGATTCGTAGAAGGTGGAGCATTTAAGAACTCTAAGCTAGCTTGCGGTTCTGAACCTCATTATGTTCAGCAGTGGCTACAGACTAGAAACTTTTGGCTTCAGTCAGGTTTAGTTATGAAGCACTTAGGGTATGAAAGAGATGAAGACAAGGTCGCCAAGTATGAGAGATACTCCACTTTAGACGGTGGAGATTTTCATAACTTGGACCATATAAATTCAATAGTTGATGAGAACCCAGTCTTACTTGACTGGGGAAATTTTGGAATGGAATAAAATGACTTTTTTAGATCAAAAAGAATCTATCATTAGACTTACTGACAAGATGAACGGCAAGGATAAGTTTGCCTATGTTAATGTCCCCAAGTCGGCTGTAGTGTCTTTAAGTAAAAGTGGAGAGAATGGTTTTCCTAACTTCTTTATCAAAAATGTCCTGACTTCGCTTAAGTATAATCATCCTTCAATTATGAAGGCTATATCTCACAGTTTAGTTTCTGACATTAAAGAAAATAGACACTACAAGATAGGTCTTCATAAGAACAACGAGTATTATTACTCTAATGTGTTTGAGTATTATTACTTAAATGAAAGAGAAAACTTTAACTCTATTGTTGATTTCTATATTAGGAATACTCCTAACGCAATAGTTACTTTCCATGATAGAAAGTTGATAACAAAAACGTTTGGCGTTTCTACTCATGTTATAAGTATCCCCTTTAATAATCATTATACGAAACTTGATGATGTTTATGCACAGTTAGCTGAAATTGATGGCAGTATAGACTACTGTATGTTTGATTGTGGTGTATTTGGTTTGGGTCTTCTCCCTAAAGTCTGGAAGAACCTAAATATGTCAGTTATTGATTTGGGAAAGACTATGTCTTTAATTAAGGGGAATGCGATAAAAAATGAGAAAGAAAGAGCAGCGCAACGCTAAGTATTTTGATCAAGACGACTTTGAGTTGTTGACAGATCTTCTAATGGAAACAAATCTAAGCATTGCTGCTATAGCTAGAGAGCTAGATATACCAGTAGCTGAGGTTAATAAGAAGATAAATAATAACGGTCTGTCTTGGGTCAGAAAAGGCAATAGAAAGATGTCAAGAGGGCAGAGCTCCTTGACTGAAATCTTACGAAAAATAATTCCTGGTGAAGAGATTATTAATGAGTATCACATAGGTGATCGCTTGATGTTGGATATTTATTGTCCAGCGTACAAGTTGGCAATTGAGTATCATGGTAGACAGCATTTCTTCTATACAAAAAGATTCTTTGAGTCTAAGTATGAGTTCTTAGAGGCTCAGAAAAGAGATGAGAAAAAAATTCAAGCCTGTATAGATAATGGTATTACCTTAGTTGTCTTTAGGTATAATGACTCCCTTACTGAAGATAGCGTATACAGTAGAGTGATTGATGCAATCCGCTCTTCTGAGCATCAAAGTGTGGTAGAATCAAAGGCAACCAAAAAGTCAGTAACATCTTCTGACTATTATCAGGCTATGAAAAAGAAAAACTCTGATTATAGGAAGAGAAAGTATAGAGAGATTAAAGAGCAAAGATCTAATGGATTTAGAAGAAGTTGACGTATCGTTATCTAGTTCAATTGAATACCAGCTATTCGCATCCTGCCTAAAGGAACCAGGTGCTATAGCATTTTATGCTGAACAGTTGGATGATGAATCCGTTGGGCATGTGCATGGTGAACTCGGTGTACATGAGTTGTTTTGTTCTTTTGTGGACTTCCATAAAAAAACTGGACTTGATCATGTAGACATAAAAGCATTTAAGTTGTGGCTGGAAGACGAAACTGACCTTTATAAGGCGCTTGGTGGTCAGGAAGGATTCGATGCAATTGTAGAACATATATCTTCTATAGAATTTCCTGATCAAAAATCAATTGTAGAGATAATAAAATACAAGGCTGTTAAGAAGCAGATAGAGGATTATCTAAAAGAGTTAAATTATCTGGTAAACAAAAAGGGTTATCAGAGCGATGATGACTCTAAGAGAATATCTTTCTTAACGGAAAAGATAACTTATCTACAAAGTTTTTCTAGGCATAATCCTTTCAATGATGTAACTACAGCGGAAGATATTATTGCCAGATCCGAGAATCTTCTAGATATTCCTGACTTCGTTCCCACACAGTTCAAGGCATTAAACCGTGCTATGGGCTATACTGATAATGGAGGCTTCTTTAAAGGGGCAGTGCATGCCATAATTGCACC